GTGTGATTCTCGCAGACAAATGCTTGGACCTGGACATAATCGAAGAGTTCGGGGATAATTTCGATACTGAGTTTCTGGCCCGAGCAGGATTGAGTAAAGTAACCAAGATGCCGAGAGACCTGAGCGCTTTTGCACAGTTGTTTGGTTCTGCCGACCCCAAAGATGTGATGGCTGGAACACGCATGCTGGTGCAGCGCAACGCCCAACGGCTAGAAACTGCGATCAAGCGCGAAGAAGAAAGGGGAGAATACTCTCGAGATGTCACGAGTCTGGCCAATCAGGTGTTCTCCCAAGGGGTGACTCTAGCCAAGCTGATGGACCCGTCTCTGCGGGCAGGCCCGACTGTGGCGCTGCAATTGAACTCCGGCGGTGCTGGCAGTGTCACGATCGATGGCAGCGCCTCCAGCGCCGACCAGCTCTCCATGGCGCAGTCGCTAAAAGAACTGACCGACGAAGGGATACCGCTGCGCGAGATCACCGACGATATGATGGTGAAGTACATGTCCGCGAAAGCCTCTGGCGATCCCAAGGTGGTGCTGCAGGTGCTGGCGAGTTTCAGTTCAACCAAGAGCATCGGTCCAGTACAGGATCCTTTCTAACCCCATGACAGCACCCAGTACAACTACTTACCAATCACCGACCGAGTTTCTGCGCGCCTTTCAGGCACTGAAAGAAAACACGATCTGGCTCTCAGAAAACCCCCACTTCGATCAGAAGCCTGCCAGCATCATGGAGTTTCTTGGTCCCGGGTATCTGAACATCTTTCACAAAGTGCGGCCTGGGCTGAAAAAAGCCCTGCGGGAGATCTTCGGTGACATCGTAGGAACGCATCGGATTGCCAAGTATGAACGGGCACTGTTTACAGGTGCGATCGGTATCGGCAAGACCACTTTCGCCAGTATCTGCCTGCCCTACATGGCGCATTGGGTGCTGTGCTTGAAAGACCCGCAGGAATACTTTGATCTTCTTCCTGGGTCAAGAATTGCCTTCATGCAGATGAGCACCAGTGAGCAGCAAGCCCGTGAAGTTGTGTTCGGTGACATCTTTGCTCGTATCGACCACTCACCCTGGTTTAGAAAATTCTACCCGCGTGACCCGAGCATGAAGCGACAGATCAGGTTCTCTACCAAAGACGTGTGGATTCTTCCTGGTGACTCGCGGGAAACTAGCTTCGAAGGTTACAACATTCTGGGCGGGATTCTCGATGAGATGGACTCCCACCAGATCACCAAAGACAAAGACTACGCAGACGTTGGCTACGACGCAATCCATGCTCGGATCGCGTCTCGGTTTATCGATCCGGTGACTCGAGGGCACCGAGGATTATTAATCTGCATCGGTCAGATGAAAAAGCAGAATGGCTTCGCAGCACGCAAGTTGGCCGAATACGAGAAAGACCCGAACGCACACGTAGCAAGAATGACCATCTGGGAGTCTCTCGGTTGGGAGCGCTACCTGCAAAAGACTGGTCCAGACAAGGGGAAACGTGACAGCTTCTGGTACGACCCCAAGCGCAAAGAAATCCGACCCAGCGCAGTCGTCGCAATTATGGGAACCACCGATGGACTCATCGAGGTTCCCGAAGCCTATCGAATTGACTTTGAGCGAAATCCACAAAAGGCCCTCCGAGATCTCGCTGGAATACCGCCTGAAGTCGTTGACGCTTTTATCAGCCTTGCAGATCGAGTCGAACTGGCTAGCATCTCTTGGCAGGAGCAACACCGAACACCCGACGGAGAGCTATCTCCATCTCCAGTCAACTCTAACCCGAGGCACCCTGAGTTTGAGCCTTGGTTCCGAGCAAATGGAGATCCTCGCAAACGAGTAATGCACATCGACCTGGCTGTCTCTGGCGAAGGTGATGCGCTGGGAATGGCAATGGGTCATGTCGATCATATGCTCACCGATCAAGACAACCAAGAACGCAAGCCTTACATTGTGATCGACATGCTGCTGCGCATGAAAGGCCCTTCCCACGGGGAGATCATGCTCTCAGATGTACGCAACATTGTGTATCGAATTCGGGATGAACTGGGTTTTCGGCTGCGGCAAGTCACCATGGACGGGTTTAATTCGACTGACACACTGCAACAACTGCGGCGGAAACATTTTGATGCTAATTATCTATCCATCGATCGGAACACCCTGCCGTATGAAGACTTGCGCGATGCGATCTACGAAAAGCGCATCTCCTGGCCGCCGTATTTCACGTATGTGCGGATCGGTGACACCGAACTGGAACATGTGCTCAACCGGGAGATTCTGCAGTTGCAGGATACCGGCAAAAAGATCGACCATCCGACTGGTGGCAGTAAAGATTTAGCTGATGCAGTCGCTGGAGTCTGTACAACACTGATGGGTGACAGAACGTATCACAAGGGTGTATCGTCGCTGCTTGCTGTCGATGATCAGTCTGGATCAGAAATTAATCAAACAACTGCACCCCGTGAAACATCTGCGTTCGAGCCTGCTGTTCTGTTTCCGCCTCGTAATGACAAAGTTCACCGTACTCCTGACTTCGTGCCAATTCTTAGCCCGTTGTTCACCGGTGGCAATCCTTACGAGATTCAGATCCCAGGTCGTCGGCGTCGATAACCTGAGAGGGCTTTCCTACCCATGAGTGCACCTAGTAAATTGCTCGGTCCCAACGGTAAGCCGATCCATGCTTCTATGTTTGCGAAAGAAGCACCTCCGAAGACCGGGCCTGCTTACGGGCAGTGGAGCGGGGAACCCTATCGAAACTTCATCGCTAAGATGCCCGGTGCATCTGTCACCCAGTTCGATTTGAGTCTGCTGACCCTGGATGACTTCCGGAACATGAGGTCTCACCCGAGCGTCAATACAGCACTGAGTGTTTTAAGCTTCATGCAGCATCAGTCGCCTTGGAAGATCGTGCACTCGAACAAGAAGGTGGTGGATGAGTGCACCCGGCAACTGGAAGATATCTGGACCCAGCTAAACCGTGGAATGGCTCAGGCGAACTGGGCAGGCTACTCACCCTGTGTGCTAGAGTGGGAAAACGATGTCGATAACAAGAGCATCGTTCTGCACAAGATCAAGGATCTGATTCCAGACAACTGTCTTGTTAACTGGAAGGAGGAGGAAGGGTATGCGCCACCTGGACGCATCCCGCCGAAGTTTCAAACTTTCGACGGCATCCAGCAACTCGGCCAGCCCGGCCCGATCCCCGTCGAGAATTCGCTCTGGTATGTTCTTCTCATGGAGAATGGCAACTACAACGGACGCCGCTTACTGGAGGCTGCCTTTACGCCTTGGTATTTCAGCATGTTGCTGCACATCTACGCGAACCGCTACTACGAACGGTTCGGAGAACCCACTGCAGTCGGTCGCGCGCCCTTTGATGAGGCTGCGCCTGGTGGTGGAAAAAAAGCAGGCAACGAGTACATGCTCGAGGTACTCGAGAATCTTCGTTCTCGAGGGGTGGTTGTTCTCTCGAACGACGGCCGCCAGGACGGAACGAGTGGCAAGTTCATCTACGACTACGATATCAACTTCCTAGAAAGCCAGATGCGCGGCGCCGACTTCGAGCGCTACATGTTGCGCCTGGATGAAGAGATATCTCTGGCTCTGTTCACACCGACACTTCTGTTCCGGGTGGCCGATGTGGGGAGTTACAACCTCGGCCAGGGGCACATGCAGGTGTACCTGTGGATGATGAACATGATGAACTCAGACCGGGCTGAGTACATTAACCGGTATATTCTTGATCCGATCATGAGCTATAATTTCTCCGCCAAGGGTGACCGACCCAAGATTGTCTTCAAGAAATTGGGCGACACCAACGCTCTGATGTATCAGCACATGATCACCGCGATGCTTAACCAGGGTACCGTCAAGCCCGATCTCGAGGCGCTGGGCGAACAGATCGGCATGAGTCTCAAAGAAGTAAAACAAACTTTAGCCCCGCCGCCACAACCGTCGGGCTCCTCCGCTGCAAGCGCTGACGGAGCCGCTGGGACCGGCGCAAACACCACGGACGGCGGCGCAGCCAACTCCACCACCGCTAGTACGTCGGTGCCCGCCAAGGGCAAAACCACCAGCAAGGCGGGCAAAGACCGCGACGGTGTGATCGTTGCAATGATGGATCGAGTCATTCCGCAGGTGATCAAATACAAGAGTACTGGCCTCTGGAAAGATCTTGATTTCGGGTTCAAGAACACGCTCGCGTCTGCCCTGCGTGGTGCCGGTGTGTTCTCACCTGAGATGGCCGCGCAGGACATCATCACCGAGATGCACGAGTTTGTCGGGTACCTGCCCTGGGATGATCTGACGCTGGAAGATTCTCTCGGGATGATCCAGGCGAAACTGAAAGCTCTGGTCTACGACAGTGAGTGAGACTGTTGATAAGAGCGAGAAGAACGAGAAGAGTCTCCACTGTGAACTGTGCACGTTCAAGCCCCTGCTGGCTACCTACGGGATAGATGCCAGAGGTTCTCTGTATGTGCACATCAAGGTTTATAAGGGCCATCGGATCTTCGGAAACATCTACGCAACCGGCACAGTAAAACTTCAGTGCCGAGATTGCTTGCGTTGGCACAATGTCAAGATCACTCAGCCTAACCAAGCTGTGCTTGTTGAAGAAAAAGTCGCATAGTCCCCACTGGACAACAAGCCCTGTAACCAAGTAAGGTCCGGTACTCAAATGAGCACACTTCTTGTGTCCCCTCCCAAGGGCGAATTGGTTCCGGCAACGACCAGGCAATTTTTGTCAAATGGTCAGTTTGCCAAGCCACAAAAACAGTACCGCCGCGAGTACAAAAAGGCTGACGGTAGCACAGTTACCTCGCTGCGGTTCGAAGGTGTGCCGGTTTTTCGCTCTGGAACTTTTCGGGATTCTTGGGGGGAACAGACTGAGTGGACTGGTATGCACACCGCTCAGATGGTGCAGCACTTCAATTTCCTGAAAGATCAGGAAATTTTCGCAGATGTCCCGGTGCGCAAGGGCCATGGCTCTTTTCTGTCTGACCCGTTGGACAGTGTGATCGGCTATGTCTCGAGCCTGACCAACGTCAAGATGGCCTCGCCGGTTGACGGTCAGAAGTATGATTATCTTCTGGCTGATTACGACATTCTCGATCCTGAAGCTCAGGCAAAGATCGATAGCGGTTTGTGGAGGAATCGTTCGGCAGAGATTGGAACCTTCGTCACCAACTCGGAGGCTTCCTACACCCCGACTTTCATGGGGTTCGCGTACGTAGATGTTCCAGCAGTCGAGGGCCTGAACGGCGCCTTTTCAAAATCGAATCCTGACTTCGCAATCGAGCGGGGACCGAAGGAGCACAAGCACATGGCATCGAAAAATACCGCCCAATTCTCCTCTCCCGATGACGACTACGAAGACGCACCGGAGCGCCCCGGCCCGCCCGCTCCTCCCGCGCCGCCCCTGGTGCCTGGCCCGCCGCTCGATCCTGCGCCGGTGCAACCGGACGATGGCAGCGGAGAAAACGATGGCGGCACACTTGATCCTGCCAATCCGCCACCGACCCAGGCTCCGGTAGGAGCCCCTGGGTCGGTGGAAGTTCCGGTGTTCGCACCCCTGGCAGGGAACGACGAAGACAGCGACGACAGCGAGGGCATGCCACCGGTCACTGAGAGCGCAGTCGGCCCGATCGGAGTGGTCGATCCAGACGCCGAAGAACAGGAAGAAGAAGACGAAGAAGAGAAAGAGCCTGTGCCGGTGACCGAACGTGCGCAAGGACCTATCTTCGCCAAGTGGGAAGGTAACCACTTCACCATCGGTGGTCGAAAGATTTCTCCCGAGGCAGGGGCTGCGCTGATCAATCAGTATCAGGCCAGCAATGTCGCCGCCTTCAACAAAGAAAAGAAAGATCGTGTCACCGCTCTTGCCAAGTCCGGAATCATCATGGCACCATCACTCGACGCCACACTGAAATACGCTGCAAGCTTGGGTCGCGCACAGTTCGATGAATGGATTGCCCTCGAAGAGGCCAAGCCCCCATTGCCTCTGTTCGCCCGACAGACCAGCCCCACTCAGTCGCAAGCGCAAGAAGCCAAGGTGAAAGAGTACAACGTCCACAAGGAAGTTGTTGCTCAGTTGCGCATCACCAAGAACGAAGTGATTGTCAAGAACAGCAATGCCTGGCGAAAGGGCAGTGCTCTTGCGACAGAACTGAATCTTCCCTGGGAGTGATCTCAGGTACCATCCTTCTCATCGAACGAAAGGCAGTAAGAGATGCCCTTTTGGAACCCGGGCGGAGGTACCACTACGCCTTTCGGTCGGAACGAATTTCTTCGTTCGACTCGGGGGATGCTCGTTGACAGTTTCACCATTGACTCGGCAACGCATCCGCCAGTGACGATCGACGGTTTCGTGCAGAAAGTTCTGCAGCCTGGAACCGTGGTGGCCGTAGCAACCTCTGGACCGAACTCAGGCAAGGTCGGTGTCTATCAGGCTGGTGTGGCTGACGGTCGCCAGACTGCAGCCAACATCGTCGGCGTGGTGCTCACCTTCCTGCCGTATCAACTCATGGACGGCGATCAGGAAGTCGGTGTTCTGTACGGTGGTGTCGTTGATTCCACCAAGTGCATCGAGTACAACGCGGGTGGCGCACCCATCGTGATCCAAGCAGCAACCATCACCGCGATGGTCGGACTGCCTCGTCTCGGCAATCTCATCTTCGACTGATAAGGAGGTACGGCAAACATGGCTACTGCTGCAATTGGCCAGGATCGTCTGATCCGCAAGGAAGTTTCGCTCGGCATCATCCGTGACGTACCGCCACCTCTTGATCATATCGGTCTAAGTCTGGTGCCGTTTCTGAGTGTGCCGACCGATGAGGTTGTCTTCGAGTACATCACTTCTGGTCTCCAGGATGTACTGGCTCCGGCCCGCGCAGAAGACGCGGAAGCCAAACTCATGCAGTTCGATCAGTTCCTGAACGGCATCGGTCGCGCGAACGTGATCGACTGGTCGTTCAAGAACAAGTACACTGCATCCGATGTGACTCGGTACCGGAGTGATCTCACCCTGGCGGCCAGTACACAGAACATCGGTCTGACGCTGAACTCGGCAGAAACGGCCGTGCAGACATTCCAGCGCAGGCTGGCTCGAGATGATGCAACTCGCAAGCGGAGTTTGGACAATCGGCTCGAATGGCTCATCATGACGAGCCTGGACACCGGCAAGCTCGCGTACAACGACACCAAGATCCAGTTCACCATCGACTGGGGTCGGCCTGCCGATCAGGATGCCATCGTTCCTGCGTCGGGACTCTGGGATTCCGGCACGACCTTCGATCCGATCGGTGACATCAAGGCGGTGCAGGCGGCTGCACTGGCTCGATATCACATCACATTGAACCGGGCGATCACCAGCCAGAAGGTCGTCAACAACATCTGGCACTCGAACCGGTTCTGGGCAGCGGTCGGGCTGCCGGTGGTCGGCGGTTCTCCCAGCGCGCCGCTGGACATGAACTACATTCTGCCCGGCTACACGATGGATGCTGCACTGCGTGTGCTGGAGGCATCCACCGGGGTCAAGTTCACTGTGTACGACTCGGTGTACCAGACCCGGCCGATCGGCAGTACGACGATCACGAACAACCGATTCACCACTGAGAAGTCGATCCTGCTGCTGCCGGACCCGAATCCTGATCCGAATCAGCCGTACACGATCGGTCTGAGTCAGATCGATGACACGGAGATGGGCTTCGGAAAGATGCTCACCTCGCCGCACGCGGAAGGCAACTGGCAGTCCGGCTTCTACGAGTGGGAACAGGAGACGGTCGATCCCTGGATGACCGTCCGTGGATCTGGCATCAAGGCGTTCCCGGTGTTCCCGTACATGAAGTACACCTACAGTATGGATGTCCTTTCCTGATCTGTCGGGGATCGAGCAGAACGGCCCCCTAAAGGTATGCAGCCTTTAGGGGGCCGTTCTCCAGGTAAAAGAAGTGAGACATAGTGGCATATTGTGTAGAGGCTGATCTACTTCTTGAGGGTCTACCTGTCAACACTGTGGTCGATACTCAGAAGTACATTGACTCTGCCGCCGATGAGATAGACATCATTCTGGGTGACACCTACATCACCCCCATCGAAGTGGTGGATATCCCCGAGAACCGCCGCACCAAACTGTTTCTTCAGCAGTGCAATGCCCAGATCGCATCTGGCAGAATCATCATCGCAGTGACATTAACCCGTGAAGCTGACAACCTTCATGCGGCTGCTCGTCAGATGATCAACATGGCTCTCGCAGCTCTAAATCAGATTGTTTCCGGGCAGGGTGTTCTGCCTGGTGCAACGATCAACCCAGCTGCTGATATGTACTTTGTTCAGATTCTGGCCAGCAACACCGACCCTACTTCTCGAGTGGACGATTTTTACAAGGTTGCTTCACCGAACGGATTCACCGCCAAGCCGACTCGTTGGGGCTTATGGCCGAGGATGCCGGGTGGTTAGCATCTCGTTTGTTGTAGAAAAATCAAGTGTTGATGCAGCAATTGCCATGGCATCGGCTGCCGTATCACCCACTTCGCTGGCTGTGTTTCTGGCAACTGATGCTCATGAAACGGTTATCGACCGGATTGATTCAAGATTCAAGCAAGAAGGCGATGACGCTTCTGGTCCCTGGGCACCTCTCGCCTATCCCACTCAGGTGATCCGGCGTTCTCTCGGGTACGGCGATATGCATCCGATCAACGTCCGGACGGGTGCGTTTCTTCGCTGGCTACAAGAGGGTCACCCGGCGATCGGGATCGGGCGCGCAGGAGCTGATTACACCTATCCGGGGACTGCTCCGCACGATCGGTTAACAGCAGACAAATTCACCACCTCGCAGCAAGGTGGCCCTAAAGCATCCACTCCTGCCCGGCCAGCCCTGGCAGTAAATGAGACCGATTTGGGTCTGATCACTACTCGGTTGGAGAATTGGGTTAAAGATCGTATGGGTGGGTACACCGTATGATCCACTCGATTCTCGAAGAGTTTCCCACTAATGTGGTGAATACGATTGCCGAAGCTCTGGTGAACATAGATCCAGATATACCGGTTCACCAGAGGCCCTTGACTGCGATGGACAACGTGCAGTGCATCGGGGTTTATCCAATAAAGGTAGAAGACATAACCACTTCCTACGAGATTGGAAATAGTTTCGGGCCGACTTTGGAAAGATGGATCATTGGTATTCAGGGAATGATCAAGGATGCAGATCAGCAACAAGGTTCTCGAGATCACTCCATGCTGATCAGTCTGATAGAGGACATCCTTTACAACAACCAGGCGTTGGGCTTAGCATTATCAACGACTACCGCCTCGAGTCTCTCAGGTGTCAGTCGCAGAGCTCAGCGCAGGGGTGTTCGCAATCGGAACTACCTGCAGGGCCAGCTTGCAGGAGACTGGTACTACCTTGGAACACTCGAGTTCTGGATGGAGACTGAAAAACATGTCCCGTAGTGACGAAGAGGTGCAAGCACAGATCGATGCCGTTCAGGCGCAACGCGATCAACTTGCTGCCGCTGAACGTGAAAGGATGCAGGCCGCAAAAGATCGTGAGAACGATCAGACGTTCCTGCAACTCAAGCGGGAAGAATTGCGCATCGCGCAACAACTTTCCGAAGAGAAGCGCAGCTTCGAAGCTGAGAAGCAAGCATCTGCGCGTGAAAACAAAGAGCTACAGGATCAGATCGACGCCACTCAGGCGGCGATCAACGGGACTGTGGTTGCTCCGAAGTTGCCGGAGAACCCAGGTGAGTCTACCGAGGGTGCACCGGCCGTTCCGACCACCGGTCAGGCAGACGTTCCATCTTCTGAAGTTGTTCAGGGTGACCACACAGAAAATCAGGGAGGGGTGAACTAATATGGGTTTCTCTTCCCAGGCAGGTCACGTACTGCTGCGTACCCAGACGGTTCCTGGAACGTATGAACCTGACATCTCCACCATGGGTGTTGCTGTCAAGCTCCGGACAGGCGCGCTGGGCACCAACCGTGAACTGCTGATTCCAGATCCGGAAATCGGTGGGGGTCGAGATGTTGTCGATGCCTACCTGGGTACTATCAACAACTCGGGCGACTACGAGTTCTACGTCCGGCTGGAGAGCCTCTCGACCTGGCTGCAAGCGGCACTTGGCCCGCCCACCCAGAACACTGCGACCGGTGTCACCACGAACACCTTCACGCCTTCGGATGCCGCGCAGTTGCCATTCCTGTCGATCGAAGAGCAGGTTGGCAATGTGTTCGATACCTTCGAGTACACGGACGCAGTGGTCAACACCTTCCACATGGAGGCAGATGCATCGGGGTACTTGATGGGTACCGCTGGCGTCATTGCCAAGGGTCGAAAGTCGGGCACCACACCCAGTACCATCACCGGGAGCCAGTACGATTCCAGTCCGCTGCTGGTGGGCTCGAACATCACTGCCCTCTACAACGGTGTGGCGCTGCCTGCGAAGTCGTTCTCCTTCGATATCAACAACAACTTCGAAGACACGGACTTCCGGCTGGGTTCGTTCTTCCTGAACGACCTCACCCCCAAGCGCCGGGAAGTCACTGCCTCGTTCGGCATTCGGGAAGTTGATCATTCACTCTGGCGCCAGGCGGTCTTGGGTAGCACCACGGCAACTCTGCCTTCGGGTCTAGCGACCAAGAACCCGCTGGTTCTCACCTGTAACACTTACGAATTTGTTTCAGGTGCGATCGTCGGGTCTGTCACGATCAACATTCCGAAGTTCGCCTGGAAGCCTTACAACCTAACAGTTTCGGGTGATGACATTCTCGAGTCCACCATGGAAGGCGAGGCTCTGCGCCCCGATCCTGCTGCTCCGATCATGACGGTGGTCGTCGTCTCGGCTGACGACACCATCGCTTAGGAGGAGCATCCGGCTATGGTGACAGGCCGGGGGATGGGTTAAGGGTGTGCACGCCCCCATCCCCTGTCCCGGGAGCGGTACGTACTCGTGCGGGCCGGTGAGTCAAGCTCTGGCCCGCACGAGTATGGTAGTTTCTCTTCCGATGGTATCTATCGATCAATTGCCAGAACCTCACCACGGATACCGTGTCTACACCGAGACCGTCAAAGAGGTATCTGGGCAACTTCCCTCTGGTGGCTACACATCGCGCACCAAAACGCTTACTGTTAGCTCACCGGTCGCGCCTATTCATTGGCGAATCGGTATCGTCTCACAGAAGACAAACCAACCCGAACCAGGTCCAAAAGGGACTTCAGGCCCAGGAAGCGAGATCACTGTGCAACTCACTGCAGATCAGCAGGTCAACTTGTCAATCACGGGAGAAGACAAGTACGGCAACCCGGTAGACATCTCCGGTGATGTTCTCTGGCGCAGTTCAGATGAGTCGATCATCGTCGTCCAGCCGCAAGCTGGTGCCCCAGGATCTGCCAGTGCTGTTGCTGCTGCAGTCGGGCCTGTCGGCACTGCCGCAGTCACAGTGACGAATGATGTCAACTCAGACGGCACTGGTGACTTTATCGGAAGCCTGGCGATCGACGTGGTGGCTGGAAACATCGCGGAGATCACCGTCAACGAGGGTGAGATCACCAACAAAGACCAGGCTCTTGTTCGGTAAGTAAGCACGACAAGAGAGAGGCAGCTGTAGATGGTAGACAGAGAAATACGGGAGTTAGTAGAGAAGCTGCGGGAAACCGACACGATCAAAAAAGCCATCCTGCGACACCTGGAACGTCAAGATGGCGTGCAACTGAACTACATTCGCTGGGACGACGAAAGTCTGCATCGACTTGGCGAGGAGACAGCCGACGATGAGTGTTGAGGATGATTTCCGTAGCATCGTCGGCAGGATGCGTGGGTGGGGATTCAAGGTAGTAGAGTATTCTGGCTGCTACGGACGCAGCAATGGCAGTAGTTGGAGTGCTGGACGACCGGAAGGTCACGGCAATCATCACTATGTTTGTGCCTTGAATCCTTCTCAGAGCTACATAGATAGCTTGGTTTCTTCTCTTGCCAATGGATCAGTTGTCAACTGGTTTACCGATATGAACGGAGTTGCTTACCTGCTCGGCACTCGTCCGATGAACCACTTTGGTACTGGTAATAGTTCTGTCCTAGCAAAAACACGCGCCGACCAGCCGCCGCCTGGTAATGCCAGTGCTTCAGGGGATATGTCCGGTAATCAAACCTACTCTGGTACTGAATGTCAGCATCCAGGGGATGCTACTCCTTGGCCGCAGAAGTTGCTTGATGTGACTTTTGCTATCAACGCTGCAGAATTTATGCAGTGGGGTTATTCTCACAATCGGGCAATCATGCACCGAGAGTGGACCAATCGCAAGATTGACATGTCCTGGCAGGGTGATCTGCGGGGAAACGTAAAGAAGTACATGTCTGGTAGTACTCCCCCACCGGATACAGGAGATGATGACTTGCCTCTCAATCAAGCAGACAAGGACTGGATTACCAACGCGATCAAGGGCCAGCTCAATCAGTACTTTGCCAACGACGAAGGCAACCCGAACACTGGGCGCATCATGCAGGCTGCTCAGAACGCGATCGCCAACAAGGGTCCGTGGCTGGTAGATACCATGTGGAACGAGGTCATGCCCAGCAATGCTGATGGTGGTAATCCCGAGAAGCAGCAAGCTGGTCAGAAAGCTCGGGATACCCTCTCGTCGTTGATGACGATGATCAGTAGAATGTATCGGTAGATTGTCCGCACTCGACTGATAGCTAGGAGTACACGACATGGCCGCCAAGAAGCCTCAACCTGAACCAGTATCGGTGGAAGAAGATGACGAGGCTGGTTACCCTCGTACGGTCGATCCTGGGGTGGTTGATAATCCAATTCCAGTTCGCCCTGTCGATCCAGCTCTACCGGATGGAGATGTTCCGACTGTCGCTGAGAACGACGAAGACGAAGATGATGACGACGATGAAGACGATGAAGAAGAGGAAGACGACGAGGAAGATGAAGATGAGGATGACGACGGACCCAAGGGTCAGTAGCGTCTCCTGAACTGGTTGGTATGTGGTAGCCTCTCCTGCGTACCAATCCAACCAGAAGGCTCCAGTTTCTTCCCCCCGGGACTGGAGCCTTCTGCGGATTTCTGAATTCTCTTCCGACCCAGAAAGGTCAAACGGATGACTACCCACTATGAGACAGTGGACGCAGACCCAAACGAGAAGATTCGCGAGGAGCAACGAGCTGCTTTGCGTGCGCCTGATCTTCTTGGTAGTGGAGGCAAGGGTCTACCTGATGATGATGCTCCAAAGGTTTCTCCAGCGATCGATCCTAATACTCCTGCGATTGTTGATTACTGGACTGGACCGCCCCAGGAGTTAACTTGGTATTTCCCCGATGGCGTCCAGTTTATCCGGTATCTGCCGATGAACCACGGAATGCGAGCGCAGTACTCGGCCCAGACAAACAAAGAGCTCACTCTCGATCGGAAATCGGGCAATGCTCGAATCAAGACCGACATGTCCGGAGATACCGATGTTCTGATTCAAATTTCGGTCACCGGTTGGTATGTGACTCGCGGTGGTGTACCGCAGCCGTTTTCCAAGAACGGCCCGAGCTCAAGCCTGTTTCAGTTTTTGAAACAGGCCAATCCTGAACTTGTGGACAGTCTCGAGAAGGCGATTCGTAAGGCGAACCCTTGGATGGACTCCGAGGTCACCATCGAGCAAATCGATGAGCAGATCGCTGAACTGACCGAACTGCGCAAGCAGAAGGAACTGGAAGCCGAAAAAAAGTAATCTTCGACGCTCAGGTTGATGCCTACGTCAAGGGTGAATCGATCGAGGGTCATCCACACCCTCTGATCCTCTCGTACCACTTAACCCAGAAGATGAGATGGAATCATCTTCCTTGGCCGGGTGCGCTCTCGGATCAGCATCCTGAGTGGGTTGACGCCATGATGTATATCATTGCAGAAAACGATAAAGCTGAGAAAGCGCGCGAGGAAAAGCGCGAACGAGAAGCGAAGAACAAAAAGAGGTAACAGCGCCCCGTCTTGACACATCAGGCGGGGTGCTATTAGTGTTATCTCACCTCGGATACCTGGAGATCCAAAAGACTAAAAAGTCTGGAGAAGTGTCGTCTTGGATTCTCTGATGACGATCCGTATCCAGGTCCAGGCTCAGCAAGCTATCGCTCAGCTAAACGCAGTCAATGCAGCCATGGCGCGTGCTGGTGCCGCTGCTCGTACATCAGGCTCGGGCGCTGCCTTTGCGGGCGCAACGGCCAGCGCAAACAACTTTGTCACTCGCGGACTCGAACCTGCTACCAAAGCTGCCAAAAGTTTTGGTACCACCATGCGCAACATGTTCGACCCGCAGATGGCCAGCAAGACCCAATGGCTCGGCCGCCAGTTAACTTATAACTTCTCGATGCCTCTTGGTATTGCCGGTGTAGCAGCAACGAAGTGGGCACTTGACACTGAAACTGCAGTAACTCGCGTTGCCAAAGTGTATGGTGACAACACTGCTGTGTTCTCGAAAAAAGTTGGCGTCGGTGTTGACTTCCGAGGCATGACTAAAGATCTAACGATGGCCGAGTCGGAGATTGCCGCGCTCGCCAAGAGTTTCACCGCTCTGTCAGATAAGTATGGCGTCGCTCAGGCGGAAGTGGCAAACATCGGCGCCGACTGGGCGCAGGCTGGTGCGTCTGGCATAGCGGTCGCCAAAGATACTGAGCTAACTCTACGCACGATGGTCTTGGCAGAAATGGATGCCAAGGATGCAACGACTGCGCTCATCTCAACTATGGCTCAGTACAGCCTGACCAGCGGTGAGATGAGCAAAGCACTCGATGTCATGAACATGGTGGAGAACACCTCTGCCGCTAACTTCAGTGATCTATTGACAGTCTTTAAAAACGCGGCCGGTCCCGCTCGACAAGCCGGGGTGGGTATTCGGGAATTGGCCGCATTGACCGCTAGCTTGGTCCCTGCGACCGGTAGCGCTGCCACGGCGGGTAATAGCCTCAAGACGATTTTTACGCGGCTGTTGAACCCCACCAAACAAGGCATAGCGCTACTAGGCAAGATGGGTATCAACATTCATGACTTGAATTGGCAGTCTGAAACTGGCACCCAGAGACTTATGACTCTTGCCAAAGCTTTCGATCAGTTGAGCTCTGCCCAGAAAACAACTGTTGCAGCTACTATTGGTTCGGTCTACCAGATTAATAAGTTTGATGTCGTGATGGAAGACATCATCAAGAAACATGGTAGATATCAGACAGCACTTCGAGCGACTGCCTCTGCGACTGATAACTACAAGCAGTCTCAAAAAGAACTTCAGATGGTTCTGGACTCGAATCCACAGAAGATCAAACAGATCTGGACGATTCTCCAGAATGCCATGATCGATGTGGTTCAGCCCATGCTGCCCATGATTATTCACTTCGGGCAGATTATAGCTGATTTGATGAAGAAGTTTGCTGATCTTGATCCGAGATTACAGCAGTTTATTACCAGTTTGCTGTTAGCGATCGTTGTGCTCGGGCCGTTACTGAGACTTATTTCTTCGTTTAGGATTCTGCTTTCGTTTGTGATCGAGCCGATGATGGGCTTGATCAAGCTGTTTGGACTCTTGGGAACGGCTGCCAAAGGTGTGGCAGCTATTCTGCTTGCCCCGTTCAACCTGCTACGTGAAGCTTTATTGGCACTGGTCGATGGAATCGCAACAGCCTTCACCTTCCTCTGGGCTTCCATTATCAAAGTTTTCACTGGGGGCATGGCTGGTCTAGTCACAGTGTTGCGAACACTGGGCGCTGGAATCCTGGACTTCTTTCTCGGTATTCCTGGTCTGGTGTTACTAGCGGTGGCTGCCGTGGTGGCAATCTTTCATAAGCAGTTCGCTACGATTTGGGACAACGTTGTCAAAGCTGCCCAGAATTCTGAAACTGCTTTTGGGCAGATAGCTCAGGGTATTGCCAGTATCTGGGCCGCGATGGTGAAGTTTGTTATCAGTGTGTTTAACAAACTTCCCGAGGGCATCCAGAGAGCCTTGATAGCAGTTGTCACCATTGTCGAAAAAGCTGCTCTGGCGGTGTATCAGTTACTGCAGTACATGAACCCTTTTGCTCATCACTCGCCTTCACTGGTCGAGAGTGTGACTTGGGGCATGGCAGTCATTGGTAAAGAGTATTCAAAGATGGGGGCAGTCGGGGATATATTCAACAAGGCTGCGGCTGATCTGAAGAATTTCAAAGCTGTAGCCAACAGTATTCAGCCCAAGCCTTTTGCCGATGCTCGAGCTAGTGTCGCCCAAGCCAAGCCCAGCGCACTGCCTGCCTTTGATAAATCTGTGGGCGATGTTGCTCGGCTCACCGCTATGCAAAATCAGCTTAGCGCTGCAATCACGATCCAGACTGCTAAGGTAGCAGGCTTACAGACTGCACTGGATGGGCTAAACGCAACACTGGATAAGCAGAATAAGATCCTGCAGCAGAACCAAACTAATCTTTCTAACTTGCAGGACCAATACAACACGGCAAAAGATGCTGCCAGTGCTTATGCTACGGCTCCGCTCAAGGGCATGGGCGAGATGTCCGACAAGATGTTCGCCAATAGCATGGCTGCTAAGAAACTCCAGCTGCAGATGGCTGACTGGACAAAGGCTCACGGCTCCATCGATGACATCAATACTCAGGTTGCAAACCTGCAGGGCACCATCGAGGATCTCACAGCCCGCCGCACTGAGCTAAGACAAAAGGGCGCGGGTAGTGAGATTCTTGGCCCACTGAATCAACAGATCGAAGCTTTACAAAAGCAGCAGGCTGGTCTGGCAACCAACGGTGACGCCTATTCGAAGATGGCAGACCAGCTCAAAACTATCAACGACGAGGGTACACGTCTTGACTTGCTGAACTCGATCACCTTTGATCCGCTGACTCGGCAGTTGGACAAGCTGGCGAACGGTCAGAAAGAGATTTCCTACGACGATGCAGTGAAGGGAATCAACAAGCAAAAAGCCGCAATGGATGCTCTGACTCCCAAGATCAAGGCTGCAACGGATGCAGTGAACAGCCAGCAAAAGGTGGTGGACCGCGCCACTGCGGCTCGAGACGCTGCACAGAATTCACTGGACGCGCAGAACAAAACGCTCCAGGATATGAAGAGTACTTACGATGAACTTGGTAATGCAATCTCGGATATTACTTCTGCGTTGAACGATGTGGCTTCCGCTGCCGACAAGATCAACACTGCCAACAAGGCCGCTACTGCTTCGACCAAAGCACTCACTGCTTCGATGGAGAACTTCAATGCAGGTGCAGGTGCTAACTGGCCTGATCCTGGCGGCACCGGTTCTGGCACTGTCGGTCGTGAAGGCGGTACCGGTGATCAAACGAAGGCAATTGACGACTTCACCAAGAAAATTACCGATGGCATTACTGCTGATCTTAAGAAAGGCTTCGGCGGTGATATGTTCAAGCCGCTCAAGGATAAGTGGATCGAGTTCACGACTTGGTGGAAGAACAACATTGCCGGGCCTGTCGGGCAGGTCTGGACAGGAATTCAGGGAGTATTTTCTAACTTCGGGCACATCTTTGATGGAGTTGATTTCAAGAAGACGTTCCAAGATAAACTTCAGCCTGTTCTCGCCTGGCTGACGCCTGCCTGGGACACGGTGGTCAAGGTTTGGAATGGAGTATTCCCAACCTTGAAGCAGGGTTTTGAAGATGCAATCAGCGGAATCAAGTCCGGCTGGCAGTCACTGTCTGATTCATTCCAGCCTTTCATTAAGCAGGTCATGCCGCTGCTCAAGGATGCCTGGAATATCTTCCTGGGGCTCTTGGAAGCTGTCGGAGTTGCGATCATCGCAGTCGTTGGATTTGTTGCCGGAGAACTTGGGCCGACATTCGAGACAATAGGTAAACTGATCGGTGATGCGATCGGGATTCTTGAAGGATTTGCTCAGGGCATACACGGTATATTTCAGTTCATTGCCGGGCTTCTTGATATTCTTACTGGCCATTGGCACGACGGCTGGAAAGAGATCGGTGATGGTATCGATAACATTGCTATCGGTATAATGAAAATACTTGATAAGCTCGGCAAAGGTCTCTGGGACATGCTGTCGGGATTCGCCAAGATTATCTGGGGAGGTATCAAGGGAGCTTTTAAGGCCATTACCGGCACCATGGCTGCTCTTGGTCACGATATCGTTAGTGGAGTTTGGAAAGGTATCAAAGACCGTTGGAATGCTTTTATCAAGTGGCTCGGCAGTCTCTGGAAGAAACTTGTTGATGCAGTAAAGTGGTACTTGGATATTCATTCGCCTTCTGGTGTCTTTGCAGAAATCGGTAAGGCCATCATCGATGGCCTCTGGGCGGGTATTAAGGCTGCCGCTAGCCTGCTGGGTGAACTGGGTAAGTGGATTCTTAACACCATCTGGGATGGTATTAAGTTTGTCTGGACCACGATGCTTACCTGGTTTGGTAATATTGGAACCTGGATCTGGGATAAGATCAAGTCTCTTGCTGCGTTCTTCGGTACCATCGGCACCAACATCTGGAACTGGATCGGCAACGCAGTCACCACTGCAGCTACTACACTGGCTACCTGGTTCAGCCATATCGGTACCTGGATCTGGGATAAAGTCAAGAGCCTTGCTGTAACGATAGGAAACATCGGCACTAGTATCTGGAACTGGATCGGCAACGCAGTCACGACTGCTGCCGTGAAACTAGCTACCTGGTTCAGTCATATCGGTAGCTGGATCTGGAGTAAGGTCAAGAATGTTGCCCGATTCGTTGCCAACATCGGTACTAATCTCTGGAATTGGCTGGGCAATGCAGTCACCACTGCGGCCAATAAACTGGGCACCTGGTTTGCGAGTATTGGTAGCTGGATCTGGAGCAAGGTCAAGAATCTTTCCCGGACAATCGCTAACATCGGTACCAGTATCTGGAACTGGCTCGGCAATGCAGTCACCACTGCTGCCAGTAAACTGGGTTCCTGGTTCTCGAGCATAGGTAGCTGGATCTGGGATAAGGTCAAGAATCTTTCCCGGACAATCGGAAACATCGGCGTAAATATCTGGAACTGGATCGGCAACGCAGTCAAAAACACTGCTGTTAACCTTTGGACTTGGTTCTCCAATATCGGTACTTGGATTTGGAATGCGATCAAGAATCTCGCTGCAGTGGTTGGTAACTCAGGTAAGAACATTTGGGGCTGGTTTGCGAATGCCATTACTAATGCTGCCACTACACTGTGGACCTGGTTCGGTAATATGGGAAAGACGATCTGGTCTCACATCTCCAGCTGGATTGGTGATGCAGTAACCTGGGGCGAGAATATCATCAAGGGCATTATCGAGGGTATGGGTCACCTGGCTAAAGCTGTTTGGGATGCCATCACTGATCTGTTTACCGGCAAGAAGGGTGGTTCTTCTGGACTTGGTAGTATCGTGCCCTTCCCGATCCCAGGTCAAGCAGAAGGCGGCCGAGTTCGAGGACCGGGTGGTCCTCGGGACGACAAGGTTCTCCGTCGTCTTTCCGATGGAGAGTATGTTGTTCGTGCATCTTCGGTAAACATTGGTAAGAACGAACGCATCTTGAATCAGATGAATTACGGTGGCCTCGATGTTGCCAAGCTCCTTCCCGGCTATGCGGCGGGCGGTAAAATCAGCAGTCACACCAAGTACGGAACGCCGATCTACGCGATGCCACCGAGCATGTTCGCCTTTGATCCGAATAAGGCGTACAAGGCAATGGGTGTAGATATTGGTATGGGTTATGATAATGCTGCCAAGAGAGACGATAATGTTCTGAGAGCTGGAAACGCTCTCAATAATAAGCTTAATCCCCAGCTTAATGTGCCCCCTGGAACAGGTGTCCAGCGTTGGTCGCCGCTGTTCTGGACTGCACTGACAATGATCGCCCAGGCCACACAACCCAACCTGGCTGCTGGTTTGCACCAAATGCAAACAGAATCTGGCGGCAATCCTCGGGCGATCAACCTAACTGACGTCAATGCCATCAACGGCGTGCCTTCCAAGGGCCTGATGCAGGTCATTGATCCCACCTTTAAGCGCTATGCTTTGCCGGGCTACGACAAAGACATCTGGGATCCTCTGTCGAACATCTTGGCCTCCGCTCGCTACACTATCGCAGCTTATGGCAGTCTGCTCAACGGCTGGCAGGGTCATGCTTACCGCAACGGTGGCCTGGTCGGCGGCCGAGGCACCGGCACTAGCGACAGTAATCTACTGCCGGTTTCCAAAGGTGAGTTCATCATTCCGGCGGACATGTATCGCAAGAACAAGTCCGCGATCGATTCGATCTATGCCGGAGGAGCTCGTAACACTGCAACCAGCTATGCCCGCAATGCGGGTGTATTGAGTGCCGGTCCAGTAACCAACACGACTACGATCAACATCAACGGAGACTTGAGCTTCCCGAATATCACCTCTGGGAACGACGCGAGTGAGTTGGTCAATAGCGTTTCTCGTATGGCTAAGATGGGTGTTCGATGACGCCAGTATCCCAGAAGTTATTGATCAGTGCATCTGATGGCACTGTGCACACTGGCGTCTCTCTGGCATCCACCACGAGCCTCACCAAGGTTACTGGCTTACCGTCTACAGTCGGCGCGTTCAACATTGTCTGGGGTTATGACAAATTCGTTGCCCAGTCGGTTACCAATCCGGAGTACATCTACTACTCCTCCGATGGGGCTGCCTGGACAAAGGCTCCTATCTCGACAGTTGACGTTAAGACCATCCAGGTTCAATTCGGTAATGCCGTAAGGCTGTTCTATGTCGGTGGCTACTGGATTTCTACCATGTGGGGAGGATTTCTAACCTCGGCAGACGGTATTAGCTGGGTGGTCCACCGCATCGGCACCGATGCTACCAACATGGCGAACGTCACGACTGATGCAGTTTATCGGCCGGAAACCTCGACTTGGTTCATCAACTGTTCCAACGGCGATATGATGTACTGTACGCAACCTGCGCCGAACACACTGTCGAATTGGGTCAAGAAGCCAACAGCAGTTCCGACAACGATCTGGAGTATGGCCTACGGCTGGGATCAGACGCTACTGCAGAACGTTTTTATCGCCATGGTTTCTGGCGGTATCTATAGATCTCTAGACGGCTATAACTGGACCAAAGGCGTCGGAACGATCTCCAGCACTGTCAATCAGGTTCGGTTTATCCGTACCAATGACCCGACCCAGTACAGTGTTTGGGCGTATGTCGGTGCGAGTGTTGGAACTACTCCGATCGTTTTCGGTATCGCCACTTCACCCTATGGATCAGGGTTTAACAACTCGCGTTCGCTGACTGTGTACGGTCGAGGCGCAGACATCGACTGGGATGACACAAACTTCTCGGTCATCGGTTACCGGATTTCGGGCACCAGTCACTTCCCCTTACTCCAGACCATCAACGAGAATCTCACCGGCAGCTTCGTGGGTGCTTCGCCGGGTGGAAGCTTTCCGGTCGTCAACGGAGTGGACACCACCTCGGTTGCAGTGTATCTACCGGACACTGCGCCCACCAGTATTATACCTACTGCAGGCACTGGTGTCACCACGCCTGGGCCGGTACTTGGTGCCACTCTGGCTAGGACATCTAGCACAGATTTCCAGATTCCACAGTGGCAGATCGATACAGTAAGTACGTTTGACTCGCCAAATTTGCGCACAGTGAACAACCCAGTCATTGCCGGGTATTCGGGTGCGCAGACGTATACTTTGCCACCGGGGCAAGCTTTAACTGCGGACGGTACATATTACATACGCGCCCGCAGCATCACGTTTGACGGCCCGCTGTCCCCGTGGAGTGCGGCAACGTCCTTCACGGTCACCATTCCGCCGATACCCGCGCCGACCGCTCCGGTCGCCACTGTCCTCACCGATTACTGGCCGACGTTCTCTGCCACACAGAGCGCCTACGGCGGCGGCGCATCCAAGCTGGAATTTCAGTACGCCACCGATGCTGGGTTTACGAACGTCATCTCGAGCTACATGCAGCCCGATTCCAACTACATCACCTCGGCTGGTAGCAACCCGAGTCCCTACCGGAACCCTAATACTAGCTTTGTTTTCAGTGCAGGGACTTACTATTTCCGTGCTCGGCAGTGGTCCATCTTTGGTCTGGTTTCGCCCTGGAGCACTGGGGCTAGCTTTACTACCAACCCAACGCTACCAGTACTGCAGGGCACCGGAGTAGCGAGCGGTAGCTATCCTGCTGGTAGCAAGAAGGTCACTGCACCGATTGGGACAGTCGGGTCTTCATACCCGACAGTTTCTTGGTTGGCTGGGACGCTGACCAATATGAGTAACTACCCTCGAAACATTCACATGCAGATACAGACTGCATCTGATTCGGGGTTCACCACCAATCTCACTACTACTGATGGCGCTACCATCACCTTCCCGATCGGTAGCAACTCATCTGGCAGCGTATACATCAGTACCAGAATCACCCCTGGAACTGTGTACGTCCGTGGTCTGCTTTCTGACGACTTCGGCCTGCGTTCCACCACCTACCTTGATACTTCCACTTTCAGCATTTCGCACCCGCCCACCTCACTGCCCGCGACTCCTGCCAATGGTGCTCTGATCAACTATGACACCAATGGACAGGTCTTTACCTGGCAGTTCCAAGATCCCTCGCCAGGAGATACTCAGACAGCATATGAGATTGTCGTCACCAAGATATCTGACGGTTCAACTGTTTATGACTCCGGTAAGGTTGCTTCGACAACGAGTTCTTGTCAGACTGTAATCGCTACCAATTTAAAAGGCATTGCTCTCGGCTGGGTTGTTCGTTCCTGGGACACTGACGATAACCCAGGACCTTACAGCAAAATCCAGACTGTCACGTTTCTTGATCCCCCCGTATTGACCATCACTGCGCCACCTGCAAACGGCACTGTGACTACTGGTCGGCCGACCATCTCCTGGACCCTTGGCGGTACTGCGCCGCAACGAGTCGGTGTGGTCACAGTGATCGATCAGGCCACCAACAAGGTTGTCTACTCGAGTAAGAATCCTACGAACGCTCAGAGTTTGACGCCTGCTCAGAACGTTCTGGAAAACACTCATACTTACTTTTTGAAGATCGATGTCTTGACCACACTTGGTCAGGCTGTCACCGCTAGTGAAGTCTTTACTGCCAGTTATGTCCCACCCGCTACACCAGTCTACACAGTCGATGCTTCCGGCTACGACCAGCTTGGGTATATCGATGTTAACTGGGGGTCTACCACTCCAGACAGTTACTTCTTTACCTGGACGGTCTGGCGGCGGGTGCTGGGCACTGATAACTGGGTACAGCTGTTTGTGACCACTAATCCGGCAATCATTGACTACCAGGACTGGTCTGCGATCACAGGTGTGTACTACGAGTACATGGTGTCCCAGGATGCCGATCGTTCTGGTGTGCTACTGGGATCTTCTTTGGGCAACCCTAACCCGGCAGTCATCGCCACCTCTGGCGGCTGGTGGTTCATTGACCCGACCAATAACGCAAACAACTTCTACGTCAATGTCACTGAAGATTCTTTTACCGACGAGTTCGAGGAAAACAGCTTTGTGATTGTCGGCCGAGGACGAGCCAAAGATGTCGGCACTCACCTGGGGCTCACCGGCAGCGTCACCGCGACCATTCGGCCTTCCTATAGTCTGACGGCGAAGCAGCGGCTGGATACTTTGCGAGCCATGCGGCGGCAGAACAAGAGAATTATGCTGCGTGATCCTTTCGGGAATTACTACTACATGACCATTGGGAACATTCAGATTTCTCATATGGCCGGTGTCGGTTCATTGGAGATGTATGACGTTACCATCCCTCTTGATGAGGTGATCATCTAGTGCCTGCCGCAACTCCTCCTCGCGATATCCAAGTTGCTTATACGCAAGCAGTTCGTAGCATTACTCGGCGCGTGGAAATATACGAAGCTGACGGTGTGACCCCTTGGGTTTCTGCCTTGAAAATCCCGCCGTTTGTGACAGTAGATGGTGATTCAATTCCTGGCGATAGTGATATGGTCGAGGGGAATGTCTCAGTCGATTTCACTCGGGCCGAACGCCGAACACTGGAAGTAACATTCGATAACCGTGATGGGACTTACTCTACTGATCCTAGCGGTTTTTGGTACGATAAGATCATCAAGGTCTATCGTGGAATTAGAATCCCTAGTGTTGGAGTCACGCCACCAGCCATTATGGTCATCGAAGACCAGAACGGAACAAACTTTTCTACCTTGGTGAACGTTCTTCGGCAAGCTGGCTTTTACAATATCCGGTACAAGACCACCAATGTCACACTGGCAGATCTGACTGGCATCGATATCGTCATTGCCATGAGTAACTCAGTGACGCCGAGCACCTATAGTATTTTAAATGCTGCATTCGCAAAAGGTGTTATCTCGATATTCACTTTCGGCACCAATGCCACTCAGGCGCATTACCCGTACATCATGAGCACCACGACTGCCGTGACATCTGGCGTGGTGGCCGCCATGACCAAATCCTATACCACCATGCAGAGTGATCTGAACTCGCCGGTGTTCTCCACTCTTTCGCCGTCGGCGTTTACGGCTGCTGGCTACCTTCCCGCGACCGTTCCAGCCGGAGTAAAGGTGGCCACCATTGACGGCAGCGTCACCACTAGAATTACTTCGCTCTCGTATTACTACATCGGCCGTAAGTGGTTTCATATCCAGCAATGGGATCTGAACTCGATCACATCGACACCCGGTGGTTTGGACTTCGTGCTCCGAGGTCTCAACTGGCTGAACCCTCGACCAGCCACTATCACCGCTCCGGTCACCGGCTGGGAGCTTCAAGTCGGGGAATTCATGATCGATTCCATCGAGGAAAAGCGATTCCCCCGGCAGGTGGTTGTGCAGGGCCGGGACTACACCAAGAAACTCCTGAATGCTAAGTTTGGTGCTACCACCAATTTCCCCAAGACTGATTACGTTGAGACCACGATTCAGACGATTGCAATCAACGGTGGCATCAAGTCCAACAAGATCATCATTCCAGGGACAAGAAAGATTCTGGGTACCATCCAGAGTTTCGAGCGTGGTACTGCTCGCTGGGATGCGATCACCAAGTTGGCAGAGGCTTTCAATTTGGAAGTCTTTTTTGACAATGTGGGCAACCTGGTTGTGCGGCCTTTTCTGGACCCGACTACTTCCTATCCGATCTTTTTCTTTTCCTCGGGTGCTGATACCACGGCCACTCTAACGGACTTTGATTTCACTTCATCGGACAGCTCGATGGTCAATCAGGTGATCGTCTGCGGAGAGTCCAGCGACAAGACCGTGATACCAGTGTCTGCACAAGCGAACAACACCAACCCGAACTCACCAAGCAATCAGTCGCGTCTCGGGATTCGTACTTACTACTATCATTCTCCAGCGATCACCACCACCACACAGGCTCAGAATCTAGCGAATCGCTTTCTATCGATCTATGCGCTGGAAGAATTCAACATGACTTGGGGATCACTGTGTATTGACTGGCTGGAGGCTGGAGACATTGTGGACGTGTCACCGGCCCAGGCTGACTACCGGATGGCGAACAGCACCACTTCAACTCGGTATCTGCTTTCCAGTTTTGAGATCCCTCTTGGGCTCGGGCCAATGTCGGCAGTCGGCAAACGAGTGCTGGTGGTGTGATGGTTTCGCACTCTGACACACTGAAGTTTCGTGACTCGGTGATGGCTTGGATCAATCAACGAGTAGGCGAGCTTGTCCCCGGTCCCAAGTATGGCACGGTGCAGTCGCTGGCTAATCTTAATGCTGGTGTGGTTTCGGTGCTCTATAATGGCGAGACTAATCCAGTCGATGTCTTCGTTGGCACGATCGTTCCTGCTAATACTGGCGTGGTGGTGAAAGTAGACGGGCCGAACAACAATCGGCAGATTGTTGACGTGGTGCAGAATTACGCGGCAAATCTGTATGCCTACGGAGTGCAGGGCTACGGTTCGTCTTACCGAGATAATTCCACTGGTACTGGATACATGATTGCCAATGACACCGATAAGTGGCAGAGCACGTCTTGGACCGGAACCATGAACGGTGCGGCAAGTACCGTGCTAGGAATCGACTATCGGATCACCTTTGACCGGTGGGTGGACTTGAGATTTAATCTCACTTTCAACAATGTACCTACAGCTGGATTTCTGAACTTTGGCGGGGTGCTACCGACAGCAGTACTAAACTTTGCGTCACCTGGTGGGATTCCTGTTTATGGATCTTACGCCGGTCCTACTGCTAGTGCTCCTGGCATCATTCGTATTTCGCCTTCAAATCAAGCCTTGTGGAGTGCGGTCCCAGCAAGCAAACAGAATTACTCTGGAAGTGCTGCTTATTCCCTTGATAAGCCTACCTTCTGATGTTCAACTGCATCAGTGGTTCTGCTAGCTTCTTGACAGTGCAGTAAAATGGCCAGTACACTCCCGATCGTGGAAGATGAAGTTCAGTTTCAAAGATCACCGATCGATCCGAATAATCCGCATGTGCCTGATCCGTCTGTGCCACTTGTCATTCCGAGTTACCCGCAGCCAGACGGTATCCCGGGCACACCGTCTTATGTAGCACCTCCACCTGCTCCCTACGTCACTCCACTGAAACGAATAACGCCTCGACAAGCACCGCTCATTCCAGATCACTGACCCAAGTAGAGGAATCCAGGTGGCAGATCTTGAGTCCGGTATTCTTACCGGGACTGTTACTGGGTACTTCTACATCGGTGATCCAGACTCTCCCGACGCCGGTACTCAAGCTGATCTGGGACTGATCAACGGCACGATCACAGTATCGCCCACCCTTTCGCCGCCCTACACAAGAACCGCGAACGGGTTGCTCTTTTTGCGCAGCGGTACTCTGCAGGTGATCAACTCAGTGCTGCACGGGCCTAAACCCCTGGACGGCAGCACCACACCGGCAGCAGTCGGCGCGACTCTGATCGCCACTGATCAGGTTGGACTGAATCCTAATAACTTCCAGTGGACGGCGACTTTCAACTTTGTCGGAGTGAATCCTAGTCCTTCACCGGTGACTTTCTCGCTCCCGGCGGGTGCGAATGTTGATCTATCTCTTCAATACAATGCACCGTCTTCGACACCTGCTCTTCAGGTTGTGGTCAGTGAAGCCTCCAAGAACGCAGCCGCGCAATCAGCATCTGACGCCGCCGCTAGTGCTGCTGCCGCTCAGGCAGCGGTTGATTCACCTGGACGAGTAGGGCCTCCTGGACCCCAAGGCCCACCAGGGCAGAATTCTACCGTGCCGGGTCCACCAGGGCCGCAAGGTGTTGGTGTGCTTGTTCTCGGTCCTACTGATCCTGTACCCGGTGGTACTCCATCTGGCACAGTGATTGTCCGGACTTCGCCATGACCAAATATCTCAACAGTTTTCGCGGCCAGCCTGTTGGCACTTCCATGTCAACGGCTAACTCGGTGAACTCGGGAGCACAGATCACCAACCGGTATGGTTCTGGCGATCCAATGAGTCTGGTGTATGACGACGCGCACGTTTTGCAGAACGGCTACCGATCGGTGAGAACTGGTACTGGTACTGATCTCATGTACATGTCGCTCAAGTTCATTGGTGATGAATCGACGTCAGTCACTGCTAAGTTCGCAGTGTACTTCCCGGTGGACTTTCAATTTAATCCTGGTAACACGAACATCATGCAGATGCAGTACAACGCGGGCGCGAACGGTGGTGTGCTGTACCTTTTGTCAACTGGGTATTTACAGTTCAACACCATGACTGCAGGCGTTACCTGGACGTCAGTCAAACCAGTAGCATTGGGGCACTGGTACACCTTTGAGTTGTTTACCGTCGTGGGACTTTCGACAAACGATGGGGTCATTGAAGTTCAGTACTTCATTGACGGCTCGCAGGTGCCTGCTGAACCGCCTTATCGCAATCACATAGCCAGAACAAATGTAAGTGCTGCTGGAGTCAACTCATTAGCTTGTGGCAAAGTGGCTAGCAGCACTGTGCCGCAGGTCATGTATATCGGTCCAATGTATGTCAATTCTCGAGCAACTGGTCTCGAGGGTGCTTTTCCGCCACCGACCTGGACCCAGTGGAATGGCACAGCCGAGATGCCGTTGATTTTCAAGCCCCTGACAGTTGCCAATAACCTGGCGACAAATCCTGCATATGAAAACGGCACCAATTCGATTCTGACAGGTAGCACCGGTACCTATCTCATCTCGACAGACACGACAGCACCCATTACAGGCACTCGCTCTGCCTTGTTTACTCGTGCTGGAACTCTCACTCCTACCATCGCGCAAATTCTCGGTACCGTTGCTGGTAATAAATTCTCGGTGACACCTGGGCAGGTGATTACTGGTGCGATGTCGATTAAGACTGATGTGGCTGGAAGCAAGATTTCTACTCGCTGGTATTGGTATGACTCCAGCGGTACTTTGACTGTAGGAACCATGACTGATCGAGTGCTAAATGTGGTGGCCGGACAAGTCTATCGAGTAGCCGAAACCGGAATAGCACTGTCGGACTCAGCTACCGCGTATTTTGTAGTGACAGTCACTACGGCAAGTGGCAATGCTGTTGCGGGGCAACGAGTTTGGGCCGATCAGTTACTGCTTCAAGACAGCATCAGTGATGGTACCTATTTCGACGGAAGTACGCCTAGCACTCCGCAAATGCGATACGCCTGGACAGGTGGGGTAAACCTTTCTGGCAGCACTGCAACACCGGTAACCGTGACAAATCTTGTCCCTAATCCTGGCTACGAGGTTGGCAATAGCTGCTTCGGTACTAATAACGGCACGTTGTATCCAGTGGCTGGCGATACTTCGCAACCTATTGCGGGCACTCGATCTGCGATGACCACCCGCACCGCTACCAGTCCGAGCAATACTGCGATGTCGTGCTTCTTTGGCCCACCTGTCGGCAAATATTCGGTGACGGCGGGAATTCCAGTGACTTGGGCTATCACCTGCAAGAGCGATACCGACGGAATGAAGTTCAATGGCTGGCTCTACTGGTATGACGCGGGAAACGTCAACATCGGCAGAAGTTCCACCGTGATCAGTCCGGCAATCGCTCCTGGTGTCACGTATCGAATGGTAGTAAAGGCCGTTCCGCCTGCGAGTGCCACTCAGTGCTGGGGCGCGATGACTGCCGGAGTGCCGGGCGTTACTGATTCGACCGGCCAGAAGTGCTGGATGGACCTGCAAACCTTTGAAAACGCTGATACTGACGGCAGTTACTTTGACGGTAATACACCAAGTACTCCATCGATGACTTACAACTGGACTGGAACAGCCAATGCTTCTGCGAGTACCGCTACAGCTTTAACCGGAGTCTGGAACGGCGCATCAGTGTTACAGTCGCAGACAACAGTCGGAATGGTCTAGGGAAAGGAGTAGCCGTGGCAGATCTCGAAGCAGCAATTCTGACTGGAACAGTTACCGGTTACTTCTATATCGGTGACCCTGATTCTCCCGACATTGGCAGCCAAGCAGACTTGGGCCTGATCAACGGTGTGGTTCATATCAAGCCGACCCTGACTCCGCCCTATGTGCGCACTTCGTCAGGTTTGCTGTACTTGCGCGGAGGCGATCTGCAGGTCATTAACTCTGTGCTGCACGGGCCGAAACCACTGGACGGCAGCACGACACCGGCTGCAGTGGGGGCAACCCTGATTGCCACAGATCAAGCAGAGCTCAATCCCAGTAACTTCCAGTGGGTCGCCACTTTCGACTTCGGATTATCTCCGAACCCGCCACAGGTAGCGTTTTCGCTGCCCGCCAATACCACCGTGAACCTGTCTCTGCAATACAACCCGCCCGCGTCCACACCGGCCATTCAGGTGGTCGTCAGCGAACAAACACGGATAGACGCCGAGCAGGCCGCCAGCGATGCCGCCGCTAGCGCTGCCGCCGCACAGAGCGCAGGACGTAACTTTCTGGTGCTAGGCCCGACTGATCCCATTCCGGCGAATACCCCGCACAACACTGTTATCTTTAGGACGAGTTGATGACCACCCCAAAAGAAAAGGATCAGTACATGACTGCACATGCTGCAGGACGCTCCCGAGGTGATGGGGCCGGTATCAAAGGCGTCTTTGCCTGGGAACTGCGCGACAAGGACGGCAACCTCAAAGCCGGTGGCAAGACCAACAACCTCATCACCGCAGTGGGGGACCAGTACTACGCAGGTCGCGCCGCACTGTCCACCGGCCTGCCAGCGCAAGTCACTGGCATGCGACTGGGTACCGGGGGCGGAACGGCTGCGTCCAAGACCGGCGCGGGCGCTGCCATTGTGACGTATCTGTCCAACTCGAACCGGCCTTTCGATTCGGGCTTCCCGACCGCAGTCGCAGGCGTGGTGACTTGGAAGCGGACCTATGCTGCCGGAGAAGCTACTTCTGCTGCTACCGCGATTACCGAGGCAGTGCTGAACACTGACACCATCGCCAATGACAACGCAACCACTGCGACTGCTGCGAACACCATTGCGAGAATCGTGATCAGTATTCCGAGCAAGCAGGCAACCGATGTTCTGACCTGCACCTGGACCCACACTCTTCTTGGGAGCTAAAACAGCCCCCGAGCAGAAAGTGAGGTAACCCGGTGGCGGTTACTTACCCGATCATCGGGGCAACAGTTCTTGGCTTCACCACCATCAATACTTTCAACGTGCCCAAGCCTGCAGGCATTGTGGACGGTGATTACCTTGTCATGGTCATCAACGCCCAGACTCAGCAGACCTCTGACTGGACGCTTCCGGCTGGCTGGACTCGCATAGGGCAGGGTTACCCGAACGGTACGAACGGCACTGCTGCTACTGCGCGAGTCACCTACTTCTACGGTAAGCCGATTCCATCTGCTTCGGCAGAAACTGCTACCAACTATGCCGTGCAGCCAGGAGCACCGACTGGTCAGCGCTACCATGTGCATGTTCTGGTTGCGCGTGGAGTAGATCCCACTACTCCGGTCACGGCGATCGCAGACAAGTACGGTGTGTCTTCTTCTACCCAGCCCTTTTGTTCGCTGCCGTTTACCGCTACCGCGCCAGTGGCTGGCTCTATTTTATTTGTGGCACACACAGAGGCAACCTCTGTGGTGAACACCGCGTTCTCGAGTATCAGTAACACATTGAACTCTACCTGGACACAGCAGTACTACGAAGCCACTGAAGGCACTACCGCCTATACGCCTGGAGTCAACACTGTATCACTGACGGTGGCAGGTATCTGGACTGCTCCGATCAATGGCGGACAGTCGCCTGGAACCATTAACTGGAACTATGTCGGGCCTTACGCCAACCAGCTCACCAGTCAGGCAGTTGTCTTAAACGCTTATGTGCCTCCTGGCAGCAGCAGTTTCACGGTTGATAATCCGGAGAATCTGTCTGACTCGATCAGTGTCAGCATACGTTCTGGGGTTACCCAGATTGCTGGATCTGGTGCAGCAGTCACCACTGGTGACAACGCAGTCGTGACACTCGCAAAGCCTGGAGGCGTGCAGGATACTGATCTACTGCTGGCAGTGATTCGCTGCCAACTGGCTACACTAAACGTCGAATATGTACCACCTGCAGGCTGGACTGTTATTACTCCAGTGTCCAACGGTACCAACTCGCGGCTGAACATGATCGCCTACAAGGTGATTCCCAGTGCGGCCGCAGAAACCGCAACTAGCTATACCTTCACCTCGGCTGCCACACCTCATAGCGGCCGTGTCATTGGCAGAATCTATCGAGTCACTAACGTAGACAATGCAGATCCGCTCAGTGTGATCTCGCCTGCCTGGGGATCGCATCTGCAGACAGGATCTGTGTTCACGGTTCCGGATGCAGTCTCCAATGGTTTGCTGTTCGCCTTCTATGGGGCGACTCTGGCCGCGCCCAATGATGGCACCTTTGTTTCCATGACTGGTACTGGGTTGACATATAACCAGTACGATTATCTTTCTGCCGGTGGTGCGGCAGGAGATACCACTGTTCCGCGTGATGTCATGGGCATCTCCACCTCGGCAGTGAGCATCGGTCAGGGGCTGGGCTCGCAGACCTACACCTTTGTTGGGCCAGCTTCTTCGGCAAGTCATGGGTTTGGGTTTGTTCTGCACGCCGTTACTGTGCCGATTAACTGGTCAGCCAGTGCCAGCGAGAACGAGGCACTAACTGACCGTGCAGTTGCGCTGATTTCTCCTGCTGGCACCGCGAATCTTAACGATGATCTTCCAGTTCACGACTCGATGACACTGGTTCAGGGCCGCAATCTCACCGCTGATATTAGTGACTCGGTAGCACTGACCGATCGTGGTCCGACTCCGGTTGAATTCTGGTTGACCAATACTCCCAACTACATTGCGCATCGAGGCGGGTCGGTTTCCTATCCAGAGGAAACTCTGTATGCCTACAAGCATGCAGCCGCTTGGAATCCCAACCTCGCGCTTGAGGTTTCGATCTGGAAGACGGTAGATAACGTCTGGGTCGGCAGCCATGACCAGACCACTGGAAGAGTCTTTGGTACAGACATCGATATTCCGTCCAACACCTGGGCAACTTTGAGTCAACTGCGCACACTCACCGGCAGTCAGCCGATGATGCAGTTGACCGAGCTACTGGCTCTTTACGGTGGCAACCGGGTCATCGTGGTGGACAACAAGGGTGGGCAGGATCTCGCAGGACTCACGGCACTACTGGCGTCTTATGGTGGACCTAACTGGTTTATCATGAAGACCTACTTTTCCGGCAGTAATAATACTGATGTGATGCGAACATCTGGTTACAAAGTGTGGGGGTACTACTATGAGGGCGACCAGACTGCGAACATTCCAAATACTCATTCCCACTTCGATATTCTCGGTATGGACTACTCAGCCACACAGGCTGCATGGGACAGTGTGCTTTCCTACGCGCAGCCGGTCTGGGCGCACATTCTTCCGAACACGGCGGCCAAGACAACTGCGGACAGCAAGGCGGCATCCTCGGTAGCTGGTGGCGCTACCGGCACTCTGATTGGCTATATGGTCTCTGGTGTCACAGTCGTTGTGCCCATGGTCGATGCTGGCAACGCGCAGATCAACGACTGGATCGATCTCAAAGATTCGTTCTCTAGTTCAATCTATTTAACTGACCCGCTGCCGATCGACAGCGCAAGCATCGGAGATGGATTCTTCGTACAGTTCCTGCTGGATGCTCACCCAGCAGATCTAGTTCAACTTCACGATTCTTTTGGCTCAGTACTAGGAGTCTTCTATCCGATACAGGACAACCTGTACATCACAGATGTATTCTCTACCCACGGAGATTACAAGGTTAATGTCAATGAGTCAGTGGGGATTGTTGACTACTTTGGTAGTAGTAATGGAATTGGTAGATTCGAAGTATACACTTCTCTCGGACTGATTCCACTTTCGGTGCAAGGCATCTATCAGTCTGGGATCGTGGTTCCCTGTACGTTCTTCCTATACTAAGGCGGTCAGAATGACAAATCGTGTGCGCAAGGCTTTCCTGGCGGCAGGATTATCGGCCGCTCTCCTGACTGGCGCGAGTGCTACTCCGGCAATTGCGAGTGCACCGACACAACCGGTGCCGGGGAACTTCTTCCGGCTGCTGCCTCTGTCAGCGCCGCCTCGAGTGACACTGCAGCAACTGGCGGACTTGGCCTCCTCTATGCTGGACCCGAACGCGCCCGAAGGCGATAACCCTGGCATTCCCAGCGGATTCACCTACACCGGACAGTTTCTGGATCATGACCTGACCTTGGATGCCAGTCCGGTTCCGACTGATACTGAAGATCCGACACAGGTGCCGAACGGCCGAACGTTTGCCTTCGATCTGGATTCTGTCTATGGCGGCGGACCAGTGGGAAGTCCGCAGTTCTATGATGCCCGAGGACGATTCCTCCTGGTCACCAATGCCTTCGGTGTACTGGACGTGCCGCGCACTGTCGCAGGAACTGCGATCATCAACGAAGCTCGCAACGACGAGAACCGAATCATTAACCAGATTCAGTTGGCATTCATGCTGGCACACAATCGACTTATCAACGCAGGACTGAGCTTTACTGATGCTCGCAAGACACTGGTGACATTCTACAAGCAGGCCATCTTGGCGGACTTCCTGCCGCACATTGTTGGCCCGGTCGCTACTCCGACATTAGTGCGTCTGGTAGTCAAGACACTGCAGGCGCATGGTACACCGGTGGAATTCTCGGTGGCTGCGTATCGGTTCGGGCACTCCATTGTTCGTAAGGCATATGTGCTTAACGAGACAAGCGGCAAGGTGCAGGTGTTCACGCCCACCGGGCCGGATCTGCGAGGAGGGAGTCCACTTCCAGCCAAGCTAGTGATTGACTGGTCTGAGTTCTTTCCGGACTTGCCCAACGTTGACACTGACGGCAATCCGACCAATGTCTCCCGCAAGATCGACACACTGATCAGCTCTGGTTTGTTCTCGCTGCCAATTCCAGGAGCGGAAGCAACCGGTTCCAACGTGCTCGCTTTCCGCAATCTTCAGCGAGGCATGTTCTACGATCTGCCTTCGGGTGAAACGGTTGCCCGGGCACTAGGTGTGCCTGTGGTGCCAGTCGATGCAGGCTTTGGGTTCACCCCTGGCAATACTCCGCTCTGGTATTATATTCTTGCGGAAGCGCAAGCCCAAACTGGTGGAACAAAGCTAGGAGCAGTCGGTAGTGCAATCGTGAAAGCTGGATTTATTAGCGCTCTCATCAATGAACGTCTTCCCGGCAGAGCAAGTGCTTCTGCCGAGCAGGTACTGCTTGGTCCAGATCACAAGGCGACGATTTCTGATATCTTTGTGTTTGCTGGAGTAGCTAAACGATAGGGGAAACCGATGAGTACTCCAGACATCGTAGCCTGGGCCGGGTCGGTGTCACTGGTGCTCATCGGTTGGGTCATCACGGCAAGAGCTATTCTGCACATGGGGCACCGCATCGAGATGTTGGCAGAACGTGTCGCGCACATGGAAGGAGCCGCAGCCGTTCCACGGTCATCAGGTGAGACGGACTAGAAGGTGCGCAGGTTACTCATCCGCCCGCTGGGTGTGCTCTTGGAAGCCTGCATCTGCTTTTGGAACTGATGCTCTTGTGCCCTGGTGTAGCACAGTGCACACACTGTGTAGTGCAGATGGTAGATAGCCGGATAGTCGGCCTTGTCGCATTCTTCGCAAGTAGGTTCTTTGGGTACGTCAGTTTGGGTTTCCATCGGTGACAACCTCTCGAGTGGTGATGCCGTACGGTGTGCGCACTTTGACCCGCTTACGCGCCACCGTGGGTGCGAGGTAGGTGGTAGTGGTATCTGTGTCTGCGTTGTAGTACGCACCCCAGGCTGACCAGGATACCCCGGAAGAGTCGGGGCCGTAAATAAACGAGTCTCCCTCGGTGGAATCCCCGGGGGAGTGAAGTTTCTTGAAGCTGTCGTAGGCAACTTCCTGGCCGCCCTCTGACTCGGGGAGCAGGAATGCAATGTTCTCATCGGTGAGCTTGAGTAGGCGATGGGGTTTTGCGACATCTACCCAGTCGGGCCTGCGCATGGTAGCTAGTAGGTCTTCCAACATTTGCGGAGTGATAATCGTTGCGCCTGCTTTGACCGCCTCGCGCAATTCTTTCTTTTTACGGGAGGCTCTGCCCATTGCTACTTCCGTTCTAGGGTCACACTCGGGTCGCGGCCGACGTAGGTGATCAGTTGCTTGACGATCTTCTTGATGCCAGGATCTACGTTCTTGTCTCTTAATAGTTTATCTACTAAACCCATGGTGATCTTTCCTCGAGGTATGTAATCCCGAATCAGTTCAGGATCTCCGGACTGTTCGATGAGTTCGATGAAAAGTTCATCATCCACATTACGCACCTGTTGGACGGTGAGTCTAGCGGTGAACTCATAGCCATCTATGCTCTCGGGTGCGTCGTCGGCAGTGAGTATCGGTCCCAGAATGTTCTCGATCTCGATACTGGCATCTCGGGCAGCTTTGGATTGCAGGTCCAGCAGTGCTTTCCGGTCAACCAACTCTTCGACACTAAGACTGAATACACCGCCGTTGTTGATATTGTTGACCAGTGCCGGACAGGTTGCCTTCACCATACAGAACCCACACTCTTTGTTCAGAGTGGGCGGTGGGTCAAGTGGCGCGGCCAGGATTCTATCTACTTCGCTGAGCAGCCAGTTCCAGGTGTCGAGATTGTCCTGTGGAGTAAAGACCACGGTCGTGATGCCGTGGCGCAACATGTGAAACTCCACCCTGATACTCTTGGCGTCCGGATGCAGGATCTGACAGATCAGCGCATAGAACCGAGCCTGGATCTTTTTGCGGAGTTCATCGGTTCCGACGTTCGCCTGGTTGGTCTTATAGTCCACCACACAGTACTGGCCGGTAGAGATGATTCGGTCGCACCGATCAAAGATGTAGGCAAAGGGGAGACTGGTGCCATCGGAGAGCTCTAACTCGTAGTAGTTTTTCTCTTCGACTGAGAGTACTTCTCGATCGGTGAAGTCGGCGGTGTTGAACCAATTCTGGGTCATGCTGAGTGCGTCCAGATATTCAGGCGTCAGGAAGTCAGTGTTCTGGAAGGTAGTCTGGTAACCTTCTTTGAGGTAGTGAATCAGCCAGTCTTCGTCCCAGTCATGCTCTTTCTTGATGTGCACAGCCTGTACGAACTTCTCCAGTGCATAGTGCACAGTCGTGCCAGTCTTCGCAGCACTGTTGTTACTGACTCCGGAGCCGTAGTTCACGTTCATCGCAACGTATCTTTTTAAGCACAGGCTGGCCACATGTAGAGCCGAGGCGCTCAGTCTTTTAGGACGAACCATTCTTTGATGTCCCTTTCCCGTCTATGGATTTGTAGCGCCTCTTGCGCTCTTGTGCAGT